TTCTGATGCGGCTGCGTTGTTTTCGCTTGTGGCAGCCTCTCCGGCATAGTACTTTGAATTGTTATGGTAGGCGGGATCCGTCGAAGGAACATCCGTCCCGTCCCTTGTGCCTAATGCCCACGCCTCGGATTCTTCCGTGTATTCCTGGGCTTGTTCAATAGCTTCCTCGATATATTCGATGATGCTCTCGGAATCTCCGCCTGTCTGTAATGCCGTTGCCTGTACTTCGAGCCAGAAGACGAATGTGCCGGTGCGGTTTTCGCTGTCAGTTATGACAAATTGTGTTCTGACTCTTCCGGGAACCTGCGTCATCACCTTTTCAAGATTTGCCGTGACCACATTTCCTGAGATCTCTGCAGAATACATGTAAAAGGTTCCGTCGGGCTTCGTGCCCTGGATCATCGCGCTTGCTCCCACCGGGGAGTAGGGTGTATCTCCGTTGTAAAGGTTCGCCTTAAGCCTTCCTTCGCCTGTGTCAAACTGATCTACATGCACAATTACCGGTGCGCTGTCCGGTACGACATTTAAGTTGAACTCCTGAACGACTGCCATTTCATTCCTCCTCAATCTTTTTTATTTTTTCTTCTAATTCCGACACCCTTTTATAAAGATCCTTGACCGCTCCCAGAAGGATCCCGATCAAGCCGGGGTAGTCAACATATTTCGTTTTGTCTTTGTTCTGAAGTTCACCCACCAGTTCCGTCTTTATTCCCAGATCCTTCAGAACTTCCTCAAGCTCCTGGGCAACAAGTCCGTAATGGGTGTTTTTGTCCTCATCGTTCTTAAAATTAAATTCTACCGGCTTGATTTTTTCAAAAAACTCCTGGATAAAGCCGGTTGCGATATCTTTTATATTTTCCTTTGTCCTGATGTCTGAAGGATTGGTCCAGTTGACAAATTTGCCTGTCGCATCGTGCATGAGCACGGTGCCGGATGCACCTAAAATAAACATCGTTATAGACTCATCGGCATCAAGGGAGTATCTGAAGATGAAGTCTCCCCCGATCAGATCTCCGGTCAGGTAAAGGTTTGAGTTTGCTCGTAACTCGTCTATGACGGTCATTTTGCCGTCTACATTCACGCTGAGGGATTTAATGTTTATCTGGTCGTTGTATCCGAACTGGTTCAGGGATGTCTCGATCTGAAGAGCTCCAACATTTGAGGTTATATCCTTCCAGTACATTTTTGCATATCGCGTTGCAGTTCCCCAATTTATCGTGGCGCCGCTTATCGTTCCACCGCTTATGTTTGAACCGCTTATACTTGAACCGCTTATTGACCCACTGAAGCTACCCTTCGTCGCACTGATTCCGTCCTTATCCCACTTCCCGATTTGCACCATATTGTTTGGGTTGTTCGGATCTGGACCCATAAGCGTCAGAGTTCCGTATTCGTTACTCTTTCCACCCAGGGTCAGATGCCCGTCAAGTGTCCATGCGGAATAATAAGGGCCGTCTATGCCGCTCTTTGAAAAGCCCATGCCGTTCTGATTTATAAGAAGTACTTGTGCGTGTTCATCTGTCGGATCCGGATTATCCGAAAAGGCCAGTGCCTCCCACTTTCCATTCTCGTCCTTTATGGCCACAACATAGCCGCCGAACTTTGTGAGCCATGAGGTAGCTTCCGCTGAGGCCTGCCCTGCCCTCACGATTTCATCCATGAGCTGGGAATTCTGCTCATTGAGGGTTGCTGCAAGGCTCGACCGTATGGATCCCACCGAAAGAGACTTATACTTCTCTCCCAGGACATCCCACTCATACTTGACTATCTTCGCCTTGACATCGATCCCCAGCGTTTCAAACTGTACCGTTATGGTGTCGCAGAGTTTCACTGTCTGAAGCATCGCCACCTCGTCACGGTATTCCTCAGTATCGGCCAGATTCACAAAGGACACATCTATGGATACCTTAGGCACTCCCAGATCATGGCTGTTGATATACGCCTGGGCGGCCGCTCTTAAGGTTGCCACGGTCGGGGCTTCCTGGTAATTGCTCGACAGATCTAACGGCACTGTCAGATGCTCTGAGTATACTGAAGCGTTCGGAGCATATACCACTTTCTCCGGAAGAGTGACCGTCTCTGTTCCGTCATAGCTCGCCCAGAACGGGACAATACCGGTTATGGTTTCTGCTATGTTCTCATCCTGCTTGATGTCAGTTATATTCTTGCCGTATCTTAAGACAACGCCATTATCGCTTCCTCTGGCGCTGTGGAACTTCACTGTATAATTGTCGAATTCATATTCTCCGTGGAACTGATCAAGGATCGATCCTTCGACGCCTCCAAGCCGTGATCTGATCGTGGCCGGAGCCGTCTGTGAATAAGAGGCCAGTGTCTGCACATTTGTCCAGAAGGTAAAGAGGCAGGTTTCCACTGCGTTCGTTTTTAAGCCTTGTAGTGCATTGTTGCACGCTTCGGCCGAAGCTGTGACACTGAAGGGCATTGCCGTATTTTTTGAAAGGTCGTAGGAGATATGCTGCGCTTTAACTACTACCTGTCCGTTGATGGGTTTCGTGATCTGATAGACCCTGAAGGCCTGAAGATTTGCCCCGATATAAGGGCACACAACGATGATCGACCTTATGCTGATATCTGAATAATGTGCCCCGGAAGAGGGGTAGACCATTTCGAGCTCATAGGCTCCATTCCTCTCCTCTGACACATAGCACGAAACGGCATCGGACAAACGCCCAATGCCGTTAGAAGTAAATACTGTTGAATTTTCCGCAAATAAGATGGGCTTCATGTACCCCTCCTTAAATTGTCCACCACCTCGGGGTTACTTCAAGTTTAGTTATCCCCGTGAAGGTGATTTCGTTAAGCCCCGGAGACAGTACCGGGAACTTCCCGCCCGTCAGTACGATGTTTCCGTTGCAGTTAGTCGAGCCCTTGTATGCTTCCTGGAGCTCGCAGTCAATGTCCGTGTATCCGTCCGCTATTGTGATTTGAGCCGTTGTCCCATTCACCGTCATGGATCCCGTACCGTAGGCCCGTATGAGAGGCAGTGCCTCAAACCTTGTGCGGTTGTATATCTCTCCCGAAGAAGGGATGTCTACTGTGTTCTCTCCGCTCACCAAAAACCTCCTCGGATCGCAGTCAAAGCATATCTCGAAGCTCGCCGCCCGGTTCAGTGTTGTAAGTTTCGGATCCAGCCTCCCCGTGAACATGGCCAGTCTGTAATAATCGGGGTGATAGGAATCCTGAAGCCTCTTGTATCCCCTCTGAGAAGTTAAGAACGCCTTCAGGGCGTCATAGTTCTTCCGGAAGTTATTGACGATGAAAGCAGGGTAGACTATTTCAATGTTGTTGAATCTCCCGTTATCCACATGGAGATCCCCATTCCTTCCGGGTACGGATACATTTGATATATCCCTCTGGGGGTTGTCGAAGGTACCTGATCCCGATATGTGGCAGTCGAAATCCTCTGAGGATTTCCCTGCAAAATATAGATATTCATAAGGAATTACGCCCATGCTGCCTCCGCCTGCTTATATCTTGCATTTATGATCTCATCCACTGCTTCTGCGATCTCCATAACATCCTGACCCTCCGCCGCGTTGATGGTGATGTTGGTCTCTCCGATCGTGACGGTGTTGCCCCCTCCTGAAGGAAGAGCCACCTGTCTCACAGCTGACCGGATCATGTTCATAAGTGCCCCTTCGCCTACGATCCACTCACTGCCAGCCTCGCCTCCGCCCATAAGTCCGTTCTTGCCTGCTCCGAATATGGTCGCTCCGTCAAGCTTCATACCTTTCTGCATGGCCTTTGAATACCAGTCAACCGATATGCTCGGAACCTTGGGAGGATTCAACGAAAACTCACCACTGATCTTAAAGTGCGGGAGCTTGATTTTTGGCAAAGACCAGTCGAACTTGAAAGCTGCCTTAAGACTTTCCACCAGAGACCTTGCTCCGCTCTTGATTTCCTCGTACTTATTTTTGAACTTCTGCGCAGTGCTGTCCCATGTGCTCTTCATGCTGTCCGTCGCGGATCTGAAGCTGTCTTTGATTCCGTCCCAGTTCGTTTTCGCGTTGGTCTTCATCTCGCTCCAATCACTCTTCATCCGCTCTTTGAATGTTGTTCCGGCATTTCTGGCCGCCTTCCAGGCATCCTCCACGCCCCACTTCACAACATCCGCAACACCCAACGCTGTATCTTTAAGCATCAACATAGTTCCTTTGATGCCTGAATATTCGTCATATATTTCTTTGCTGTCAGGGGAGAGATAAGCCCCTATCTTCTTTCCGATCTCTGCACCTGCAAAAAAGGTTACGATTTCCGCTCCTATGGTTGCCGCCGCTGTTCCTGCTGCAGCAGCTCCTCCGGCCGACATCGCCGCCCCTAAGTCTGCAGTGAAAAAGGATGCTGCACTGCTGGCCGCCCCAGAAAGAGCAGGCCCCATCTTCCCAAACGCACTGACAACATTCCCGGCGCCTGTCACCATGGACCCTAAGCCGCTTACGATCTTTCCGCCCACGGTAAGTACCGGACCGGCCGCTGCCACAATCGCTCCTGCCTTGACTATTGTCTGCTGCTCACTCTGATCCAGTTGTGAGAACCAGTTGGCGAGATCTTTGACCGCATTGGCCGCTTGCGTGATATAGGGTGCTAAAACCTCTCCTGCTGCTATCCCGGCGCCTTCAAGTGCGGATTTCGCCTCAGTCCACGACCCCTTGGCATTGTCTTCCATGATCTTTGCCATTTCTTCGGCCGTGCCGTTATATTGCTCAATTATCTCCTGCCCGGATTTCAGAGCTTCGTTTAACGGTACTATGGAGCCGTCTGCAAGTTTTGCAAAAGACTGGCTCGAACCGTCCACTGCCGAAGTGAGCTTTTGATAGTCCTCTTCGGAGGCGTTCGCGATCGCGAGCATCGCAGACATCGCCCTTGTACCTCCGAGCATCGCCGCCGCTCTCGCTTTTTCGGCGCCCTCTGCTCCGTATGCCTGTTTGGCCAGCTCCTCAAGTTCTTTCTGGTATTCTTTCTCGGTTATTATTCCGTCATCAAGATCACTGTCGAGCTGTGATACCTGCCGCTCAAATTCTTCCACCGGCATGTTGATGTTACTGAAGCTTGCCCGCATCTGTTCCATGATCTCCCGGAGGGAGTACATATTTCCTTCGGAATCTGAGAGTGAAAGTCCCAGACGGTCCATCGCCATCTGGCTTTCCTTTGTAGGTTTAGCCATGCGGTTCAGCATATTCCTGAGGGATGTTCCGGCCATATCCGCTTTGATTCCGGAGTTGGCCATAAGTCCCAGCGCAACAGCTGTATCCTCGATGGAATAACCCAGTGAGCCCGCTATTGGTGCCGCATACTTGAACGACTCACCCATCATTGCAACATTGGTATTTGCATTTGATGATGCCGCTGCCAGAACATCGGCAAACCTTCCGGCATCCTCAGCCTTAAGACCGAATGCCGTAAGGGCATCCGTCACAATATCTGATGTGGTCGCAAGATCTTCCCCGGAAGCCGCCGCAAGGTTCATGATCGGAGCTATGCCGTCAAGCATCTGCTCCGTCTTCCATCCGGCCATTGCCATATAGGTGAAAGCTTCAGCTGATTCAGAGGCGGAGAACTTTGTTGTCGCCCCCATCTCTTTGGCTTTCTCTGTCAGGGCGTCAAGGTCGCTTCCCGTCGCTCCCGATATGGCCGCAACTTTTGACATGCCTGCTTCAAAGTCCATAAAGGATTTCGCTGCTGCCCCGAGTCCCGCTGCCGCCGCTGCCGACACAGGCGTGATGGCCCGTCCAAAATTCGTAAGGTCATCTCCGGCGGTCTTGATCTTCCCGCCGACCGTCGCCATCTTCTGGCCGACAAGCTCGACATTGTTCGGGAGAGTCTTAAGCTCTCCCTGCATCTCGTTGAGCTCTTTATTCGCCTGGTTAAGAGCTTCCTTCCACTTCAGAGTCTTTGTGTCGGCCTCACCGTACTTCTTGGCGGATTCCTCCACCATGTGCTGAAGCTCGCTGACTCTGTCCTTCTGAACCTTGATCTGTTCAGTGAGGATCCTGTGTTTCTCGGCATTATCCTTAAGAGATGTCGAGCCTTTTGAAAAAGACGCTGAAAGAGCGTCATATTCTGACTTCAGCGTCTTCGTCTGCTGTATGATGTTATTTATCTGTTTTCTGTATTCGGCTTCCCCGTCGATCCCGATCTTGGGCCCTATGTTTACAGCCATCAGCGTAACCTCATAACCTCGTCAAAGGTCCATTTCCTTGTGTTCTTCTGTCTGGCCGTGCCGCTGTATATTCTCTCGCACGCCATCATATCCATCATTTCGCCGTAGGGGGTCCTTAGCGTCTCCTCGCGGCTCATTCCCAGCTTATGGCCGTAGAATATATACCACGACCGGTTGAGCTTAATCAGCTCGTCTTTTCGTTTTTTTTACCCTTGTCTATATCCTCCGCCAGTATCGTGGCCTTTTCTCCCAGCCAGACATTAAGAGCCTCGCGGAAGAGGCTTTGAAAAGCCTCCTCCGAAAGGGTGAAAAGTTCTTTGATCGTCAACGGATTTTCGATATAGTCGGGGTTCTTGTACTTTTCGCATTCCTCGTAGGCCTTATGCATGATGACCATGATCTTTGCGGCCGTTTCCTGTGAAGATCTGAGCGAACCTTCAAACAGGTCATCCATCTTGTCCAGATTCTCATCCGGGCAAAGCTCTATGATGTCACAGGTTGAGCCCACGGTTCTTGCAAAGTGTACCTCTCTCCCGTATACTTCCATACCTTAATCTCCTGATTCTACCGTAAGACCTGCAAGGTCGTAGCTCTCCCTCGTGACATGTGTGCCGTCGGAAGTTACAACGATGAAGTTCTGCGTTTCCTTGTCGGTTATCTTAAATACACCGTTCTTGTCCGGATCGTTGATGATCTCAACAAGGCCGCTGTCATTGTCAACCGGTGTATCTCCACCGCCCGGATAAGTCGGGCGAAGGCCTACGCGGACAGAGGTCGCGCGGGGATCGAAGTTAGCCCACTGAAGAGCGATAAAGTTGCCCTCATGCCATGCCTGTACGATCTCACTGTCGGGATCATCGTAATACTTAAGATTGCCAAGGATCCTGCTTCCGGAAACAATGATATTATCCTGAAGATCTGAAACGAGGGTGCCGAACATTGATACGCCGTCCCCTGCAGCTTCCATGTAAGGAGAAGTCACATAGATGCCGAACTTCACCTGAAGAGCTTTCTCAGCCTCATCCTCGGTGGTATATTCGGATCCAATATACTTCCAGGTCTTGGCTGCGTCATCACCTCTCATGACCTTGGCGTTGAGTTCCTCGGTCTGCCAGTCGATGTTCTGCCCCTGCGTCTGAGCAGAGATGGGTACCTGATTGAACTTGACCTTGCAGAGGATGATCGGTGTGAAGGTTGTTATGCCGTCAGACATATACCTTGCGATGAATCCAAGGCCCATGTTCGGGGTGTTCTGTCCGTCTCCGTATGCGGTCCATCCGCTGGAATCAGCCTCAGGGAGTCCCATTATCTGACGTTCTGCATCGATAAAGAGACCGTCCACAGTAAGGGTGACAGTTGCCGAAGAGAAGGATCCTCCTTCGCTCTCGGACAGCTGGTTGTCTGCGTAAAAGTCGTTATCGCTTCCGGAGTCGGGTGTCATCGAAATGCTCACACCTCTTGCCAGCTTCCTGGCATTGGAGTAGGTGACCACTCCCGCGTTTGCGGAGTAGTTGGCCACATAAGGCTTTGAGAAGCCCGTGCACACCTTTCCGGCTGCGAAAAACTGGATGTTGTACTTTAATTTCATTTTGTTTCCTCCTTGTGGGAAATTGGTGTCTGTTGCGACATCGCAACAGTTAACTCATCTTTACTGCTATGCGTTTGTCAATGGTTTC